GGATGGTAGATATGCGCATCGTCACTATGCAGTTGAGGATTTACATTTACCCGTAAATCATGCTTATCCTCAATCTGGTGAGGTCGTGGTTTGTATCGACACGGATTACTATCTGGAAGACCCAGACAGTTACTTTGGAGTCGAAAACCCGATCATCCTCCACACCTTCTCTCCTCGGAAGGTTGCTGGTTTGGATGGTGACAGTCCCTATAATATTCAGGGAGATGTGGTTTGCTACCAAGTAAGCGGTGGGTCGTCCTGGAACCATAAGGTCTGGGATTGGTGTGCATTTGGGGAGTTTCTGGAGTTCCGCTGCCGCATAGATGGTTTGAAGTCCTGGCTTCTAAGTTGGATTGGTTTGCGGAAGGTTGTTTACCATAAAGTCCACCATGCTCGACCCTGGCTGGATTGCCGTGACCGTGCCGTTGTCTGGTGCGTCCCGCGATATACAGTCTGGAAGTTTGTCTGGCTTCCCGATGAACTTCACGCTAGACGGTTGTCGCGTGTTCGCTTTGCAGATGCTACTAGGCCCGGCTGGAATTCACTCGTCTTCCTTGATGATAACAACAAGCTCATGATCAGTATTGGTCGTGAGGGGGAGGATGCTACCGTTGAGATGCCAAAGGTTGACTTTGACATCTTAATGGGTTTACAGAGTGCACAGTCGGTTACTAGTAGGATGATAGGCATGAAGTACACGGACCCATCGGTGTTGGCACTTGTTGGCCAGTATTACCGTAAGGGTAAGGCGGACGCGCCTTTTCCGGACCGGGTTGGACGTCCCTCTTTAGTGCGAGTCCACTGGCCTTCTTCGATGGAGGCGGAGATACCGGAGTGTAGTTCAAGATCTTACTCCGCTCCCCTGGTGACAGACGAGAACCTGATGCCTATGATCAAGCGTTGGGAAGCTCTGTCTGTTAGTTTGGAGCGACGGGTTGAGTTCGTGCGAAACGATAAGATTCCGCACCGCCGCATGCACACCTATGCGGAAGAATTTATTCGACTCGTTGTTCCTGTACCTGGGGTTGGGGTGCCCTACACTCTGGAGCGAACGGCTGAGATGCTGGATAAGCCTAGCCAAATCCTAGCTGTGAAACAAATCTGGGAGACGGTTGATATGCCGTACCGCCGGTTAATAGAATGTTTCCTGAAGAATGAGCCTTGTATGAA